TAAGAGTTCTGAGCAGCTAACATATCATCGATATCGAATCCAAAATCTCTGTCAACAAAGATTACGTTTTCTTCAATAGCTCCTTGCTTATCTAAACGAGAGATAACAGCGTCAAAGTCTGCAAGAGTAGAAGGGTTACCTCCTGCCCATACGTTTCCACGATTTTCTACAACATAGAAAATACCTTCAGAACCTTTGTTTCCTACATCACCTGTAGTAGCAATAGCTCCAGAATTAGCTTCAGCTGGAACAGCTTCAATCATTGCAGTCTCAAGATAGTCGTCAAAACGAAGTCTTGTTTCGTGCTCTGATTTTAAATACCATAGGTATCCAGAAGCTCCATTCTCTGTAGTTACTTCAACCCATCCAATCTGAGCCATGTCAGAACCATTAACGGCATATTTGTCTTTAATGATAATTGGAGAGTTGTCAAAGATAACGTCATCAGCCTCTAAAGAACCTGACATTCCGTTTGCTCCTTTTCTAAATTCAGAACCGTAAATAAATACAGTACAAGGTGCAGCTGCAGCAAAAACTTGACCACCAGCCTCATAGTAAGCAACGTCAAAAGTACCAGCACCTGTATTAACAGCTGTAACGATACCTTTATTTAATCCAGTCCCAGCATTAGCCGAGATAACAATGGTTTGTCCCACACGAATAGCAATACTTCCCGTACCAGGTACTAATACGTCATTTACAGTAATAGTAGCTGTATCAGATGCAGCAGCTGCAGCTGAAGTACAGTTGATATATTTAGTGTGTAGTCTTCCTTGCTCTGCCCATTTAATAAGGTCAGAGTTAGATGGCATCTCAGCTCCTACTAGACGTAAGAAAGATGCAACTGTGCGATTTCCATATCGCTCAAACTCCTTTTCGTATGTATCAGGTAAATACTGATTTAAGAAATCAAAGTTTGTAATGTAATTGGTAGCCAATGCAACTTGTTCTGCGCTTGGCTGTAAAGCAAACCCGGGGGTTGCTTGAACACTTCCTGCCATTTTTTAAAATTTTTAATTTTTATTAATACTTCTAATTTTTAAGCTTCTACCCGAATCAGGGTTTACAGACTTAACTTGGAATCCTCCTTTATTAGCCACCTCAGGTGCTCTGCGCTCAGTCATATTTATATTTTTAGTTTTACGCATTACATCTTCCGTAGCACTTGATTTACCTTGTTCATAAAAGAACTTAGCAAACTTGTCAGGATTCATTGCAATTGCTAAAGCTCTATGGTAACCAGCCGCATCCTTAATTAAACCACTTTCATCAAGATACTTATTAATAAAGTTCATTGGTGTCTCTTGGCTTTTCTTAATAGATTGTGTGTCACCAGGCGCAAAAGTTACTGTCTTGTCGTCAAGCATGAAATTAAAACCTTTAAAATCATCAGTAAAAACTTTATCAGTTTCTTTAATAAACCAATTTCGTCTTGCTTCTGCTTCCTCTTGTTGAGTCTTAACAGATTCTAAATATTGCCGATAAGCTTGTGTTTCTTCTTGAGCTTGAGGATTGGCAGCCGAACTCGACTCGAGGGGTTGCTTATATAATTCTTTTTGTTCAGTAAAGAATTTTTTTGCTTTGGCAATAGCTTTTTTCTTTGCTAGTTTAGCTTTCTTGATTACCGCTTCGTCATCCAGTTCTTCATCAAAAGAATATTCTTCCATTAAAGAATCAATATCTTCTGCATCTAAACCTTCGCCTTCGGTAATTGTCAAATACTCTCTTAGCAAAGCATCAGGATTCATAGAATCAAAGTCTCTTTGTAATTTTACATAGTCTTCAATTCCTCTTCCCGTTTCTTTTTTATACTTAAAGTAGGCTGCTACATCTTCAGGAAGCTGTTCAGCTTCTTCTCTTGCAGCACTTAATTCTTCTAAAGAATTAATTTCCCTACCGTATCTTTTCCCAATATATGAAAGAACTTGTTCTTCGGATAATTCAGTTGACTCTTCAGCCACTGTTTCTTCCTTAGTATCTTCTACAGTAGTGTCTTCTACGACACTATCTTCTGTTTCTATTTGCTCTACTTCAGCTCCAGAAAACTTTTCTTCATGCTTGTCAAGAAGCTCTTGTTCAACCTCTTGAACAGATTTTTCTTTGGCAGATTCAACTGCTCTTACTTTTAATTCCATTAGATATAATTTAAGTTACAAAATTAATTAAAAAAATAACGCTTATTTTCTGCATTATCTAGGCTCAAATTCAGCCAAATCAAAGCCATCTAGGCTATCTTCATTAGACTCAAAATTCTGAGGCGGTAAATTGTTTTTACGTTGTGAAATTAATTTACTCTGTTCAGTATTTTGCTGACTAATTCTACTGCTCTTTGCTTTCTCTTTAGAATTTTCTCGATTCGCTAAAGATTGCTCAGTCATACCATGCAATTGCAAGTTGTAATTAAACTCTTGTTGCATTAACTGAGATTTAAGCACTGCTTCATTTTTATTCTTTTCAATCTCAAAAGCTATCTCTGCTTGTTTGATTTTCATTTTAGATTGAGTTTCAAGCTCAATTTTTTGTAATGCCATTTGAGCAGCCATCTCTTGAGATTTTAATTGCTGTTGAGCTACCATGGCTTGCTGTTGCATTGCCATACGCTCATCTCGCTCTTGTTTAGCTAACCGCTTAACTTTTAATAATTGGTTTGCTAGTTTAAGATTTTTAATCTCACGAATATCAATAGCATCCTCAAGGTTAATATCTCCTTTAGATAATGCCATCTGAATGTTCTGCTCCAACATTGCTTTTTGCTCTTCATCTGGAGAAAGCTCTATAAAGATTCCAAAGTCATAAATATAAAGGTCAGATATCTCCCCTAAAATACTTACGTTATACTTTCCTATCTTATTTATAAAGTCCTCCTTAAAGTCAGCATATTCTAATATATCCGCTACTCGATACGTCAAGGCCTCGGCCAAGCTTCTATAGATATACAAACTTGCATCTAATATATGTCGAGTTGCTGTGTTTGAATTTAATGCCGCTAACTTCTGAACGCCAACTAAAGCATCTGGACTTGGTACAGTACCGTCTCTCGCTTCATTTAAGCCCGTTACAGAGCGAATCATATCTAGGTAATGGTTATAGTTAGCTATAAGCATTTGCGTTTTAGAAGCGCCTGAATTGCTTGTAAGCTGCTGTATTGGTATTTTACCTTGATTATACTCGCCTTCCTGGGTATAACTTCTACCTACAACACTACCTGTTTGGAAATATAGTCTTAGCGCATCTGATGGGTCATAAGAAGCTCCTGTTCCTAAGTCTACTTCATTAATACCATCTGCATCAATATAAACCCCATCAGGAACAACTCTCGCTATTACCTGCTGTAGTTTTAAATGCGTCATCTGTATTAAATCAGCAAAAGGAATCATTCGTCTTACTAAAGACTCAATAACTCCTTTGTACATTCTCGGTGCTACAGCCACATAATTAGGTAGTGCATGCTGAGAAGAAGACTTAGGTCTAACCATATTCTTAGCCAGCTCCCACTTTAATATGATGTTTGTACCCATAACCATAACGCCATCATACCAAACATCTATTGTCTTTTCTATCTTTTCAAAATTTCCTTCTCCCAACATCTCTGATGGAGGATTGAAATTATCATCCTTTTCAATCATCTTAGAACCTCCGCCCTCAAGTATTCTTTTCTTATAAACCATCTTCTTTGTGGTTTTATAATTAAAATACATTAGCGTACAGGTATCACGATAAAAAATATCATTCTCATAAAACTGAGCTACGTTATAATAATCATACCAGCTCTGACTGTATTTAGATATTTCCTCTAAATCTTCACGACTAAGCGTTGGGTCAATCTTCATTAACTCAGAAATGGGTAGTGTTTTAATTTCACCCCAATAAAAACAATCTTTAAAATGAGGGTCTTCAGTATAACTGTATACAACATTGGCTGGGTCTACATAAGATATTTGTACACCTGAGCCTGGTAGGAACTCATGCTTTGCTACAGCCATACCGACAACTGTAGAATCATAGTCTAATTGTTTACGAATATCATTATAATGATTTTCCGAAAACATTGTATCAATAGCTTCCTCCTCAGCAATCTCAATAGCTGGCTTATAATTAAGGTTCATGTATAATGACAATTCCTCATCCGAAGCGGGAAGCTCATCGGGGTCCATAATAAATGGGTCAACCCCTGTTTGTTCTTGTATAGTAGTCAAGATGTCTTTAGCGGCCATCTGACCTTCAATCATATCTTGATACTTACTACGCTTAGCCTGTGATAATGCATCTTGTGCATACGCTTTGACCTTAAACTCTCGGTCTTGCATACCATTGACTACAATGTCAACAAACTTAGGTAAAATAGGAACTGGAGTCCAATCTAAGTTTAAATAAGATAAGTCTCCGTCTATTGCTAATTCGTTTTTATATTTTGCTATGGATTGCTCGCCACGAGCATATAATCTTAGTCTATGGAAATCACGCCACTGATTGTAGTATCTACATTGGTTGCCATCTTTCTTGAACCACTCATACTGAATTGCTTGTCCAATCTGCAAACCAAACTCATAAGTAGCTTTCTCAGCGTCTGAAACAAATTGGCTGGGAAAACCTGTAGATGCAATGTCTATTTTAACATCTCTCATCTATGTAATTAATTGACTTAAAGTTCCGTTATTAGTATACCTTGCAAAGTTAAGCTTTATTTTTGATTGTTTTTTTTCTGTTTGATATAAGTGCTTTTGATTTGCCATAATCGCTAATCCTGAACTAATAGTGGCATCATACTTTGTTCTATTATTAATATCAAACTTTGCCCAGTCTTCTAACGTCCTGGTAAACAGCATAGAACCCATCTCGTCAGGGTCTCTAAATGTGCCTCCAAAATCCAATCCTACATACTTTTCAATATAAGATTCAATGGCTGCGGCGTGAGCTTGCTTTACATCTTCCGAGCTGTTAGGTATTCCACCCAACTCTCTCTCTGTCTTTGACAACTTTGAATAATGTTTGTCTGGCCTGTTTAAACAAAAAGGTCGATATCCTCTATTTTTAAAATGGTATAGCAACCTAGGCTTGTTGTTCTCTATAAGAATAGGCATACCATAAAAAACACACGCCATCAATACTTCTTCAAAAAATATCTCAGCTGTCTGTGGTCGAGCCACATACTGCAAAAAAAACTCATTTGATGGAGCTTCTTCCATACTAAACTTTGTCATTCCGTGAAGCGCTCCATTAGAACCGCCACCACCAACAGTTCCAGATATATCATAAGAGTCACAACCAAATGCGCCAATATGCTCATTAGTGGGATATCTTTGTCCATTGCGCTCTATTGTTCTGTTTTGTAAATTCTTTGAGGGAACCCAGCTTATTAAAAACCTTCCCTTGTTGTCTGGGACAAAAATAACCTTTGAATCTTTTATACCATTCTGCCATTGGAAACTACCTCTGTTTAAGTGATGCTCCAAAATAAGTGAATCATTATAATCAATCTGCTGGTATATTTTGGTAAGGTTAAACAACGAAGCCTTGCTCTCATCTCTAAACGCATGAGATTCACTTCTTGGAAACTGTCTGTAAAATTCATTTAGCGCATCCGCATCAGACTTTAACGACTCTACTTCTGCCTCCCAGTAGTCTATAGCTCCATTTTTAATCCACTGACCATCAACGCCCTTAATACGCTCAGAAGGTCTTCTGAGTACAGGCTGACCATACAAGTCAATAAACCCTTCCATGTTAAGCTCCATGGGAATAAACAAACTATAAAGTCCACTTTTAGTCTGTCCGTTAGAGTTACGCTTAGCTACATTAGAATCCTCGTATAGCTTTTTAAAGTTATTTCCTCCTTTATCAAGTGCGTTTGAGGTAGAGCCCATCAAACACTTTCCAATTATCTTGCTCCCTAAACGCAAACAAGTTTTAGTTACACGCCAGTTGTTTAAAATATTATTTGGCTTTATCCATTTACCGCTTTCATCATGGACAAGAAGTAAAAGTTTTTCCCCATCATAAGAGTTATCATCTGTATTCTTCCAGTCAATAGTTGTATCAAGACCTGTAAGTTCATCATCCACAGCCTCATACATATTCTTTTTGGTAATCTTAGATGCAGGTATTCTAAAGGCTAATTCAGTCTTTGGTTTATCCATACCATCCTGAATAGGTTTAAAGAAGAAAGGAAGTCTTGTAGATATAGGAACAACCTTATCAGTAAACATCTTTTTAGAGTCCGCTCCAGTCTTTGATAGTATCCCAACCCTTGCATCTTTAGCTAATGTTCCTGTATTGACACACTCCGAAGAACCCATAAAAGAAAACCCAGAACGTCTTATCTTGAGGTATACCATTCCAAAACTTCTGTTGTCTGCCCTACAAGCTTCCCAGAATAAATAAAAGATTCTATTAGCCTCTCTAAAGTCTGGATATCCAACATCAATACTAGACCATTGTAAGTACATATAGTGAGCTCCTGTTATGTAGGTTGGCTCACCATTATTCATAAACCAATGCCCATCTTCTCTCCTATCAAACTCAGACTCAATGTAATCCACCCATTTGTTTTTAAACTCTGAGGACATTTCATTCCATTGAAATATAGATTGTATTCTAGACAAAGGTTGAGGTAGCTCTTGCCGTTGCCAATACTGGTCTTCCTTTTTAGAAGAACGCGACTCGCAGTTTTTAGGCGCTAAGGGAAGGCCAATATATAGTCCTGAGATGTTTATAATCTCACCCACTTGCCCAGTCTTAGATATATTTACAAAGTCATACTTTTCATTATACCCATACTCCCAGGTTTTAGCTCTATTTTTCTTGGATAGCGCTCCCTTTGGAATATAGTCACTGACAACTTGGTAAAGTTTACCTTGACCTTCGCTCTGCAAATCCTTGCTTGGTTTCAACTTTTGCGTTTGTATCGTTAGATATATTTATATTTTCTTCTTCCTGGTCTATCTTAGTGAGTATGTCAAAAGCATCAAAAATAGCCAACTTCTTAGTTGCCGCAGCGTTTTTTAATCTGTCTGCCGCCAACTCATCTTCAGGGTCGGGCTTGATAATATCTTCTCTAGCCACTTTTATAAGCTGTTCTACAGCTTTTCTGCCTGCCAATATTATTTCTCTTTTTAAATCTTCTGATTTAATCATAGAGCCATTGTTATTTGATGGTCAAACATTCTATAAAGTTTTTGTCCATCTACATTAAATTCATATTCACTATCTGGCTTAAAACTAACTAGGTCGCCTTCTTGTAAGCCATAGCTTTTTAATTTGTCGTTTCTGTATTTAAGCTTTCCCATCAGAGGTTCTTCACTCATTGGTTTATATACAAAAGACTCTACAGTTGGGATAGGCTCTACAAAACAATACCTGTCATGACAAAACCACTGATTGTCTTTTTTATACATATAAAACTGCTCGTTATCTACAAAAAACAAATCGTCCATAAAAAAACTTTTACCACTCTTTTGTCTTCCTCGCATATCATTGTAGAACTTAAACACATTATGATGCACTAAAAGCGTATCTCCTGGCTCTATATCTCCACTATATACTAAAGGCGTAGAAACGACTACAGCCTCTCTATTAGAGGCTAAGTGGTTTTCTTCAGAGGTACTTGTTAAAAAATCAACTCCCGCTATTTCCTTAGAGTTGTTATAGCGCTTCCCGCTTAAAGGTTTTACAATAAAATAAAAAGGTGAACGCATTAAAAGTTTACATTATATTCTATAGCCATTGGCATTGAGCCGCTAAATGTTTTCCATAAAAAGATTTCATTCTCTCTTTTAATCCAAACATTAATTTCTCTAGTCTGAATATCTTGCTTTATAAGATGTATTGTATGATTTCCCCCTAATATTTCTTGACCAAGTATGTAGTGCATAACCCCGG